TGGATCACTGGGTTTTCAGCCTGGTGACCACTACGTAGCTGATGTGCCCCAGATTCGGAGCAGGGACCAACGTACTTGGCGGAGGAGAGATCCTCACTATCGCTTGCTTATCAGCATGTGACGTCAGACGCCCCGCGACGATACCGTTGCCGGCACCATGGGACGCCAAGAGATCGATGTAAATTAGCCATCAACTTGTGGGAAACAGAAATTCTGTTCCCTAATGGCACGCATCTCTCTTATAGACATGTATTCGTCAGGAACGAATTGCATGTCTACCTCCTTTCTTCCGTACGCGTAGCCGTCAAACTTTAACGACTTCAGCTTAGAAACGAAGCTAAGCCGAGACCAAGGCTTTACAACCTTGTACGCGTACGTCCTACGTACCTCGCCCACGCTAGGCGAATATACGTCTCTTTTCCTCCCCCCATCCCGACCGTGTGACCACTGCCAAGCAGTAAAAGCCATCCGTTCGTCGGGATCCAAGGCCCTCCGTAGGCCGAGGATACCTTCGTTTCGATCCTGAGAAGGGGCGAGCGGCAAAGGTGTATGACACCTATGCCACATCTCCCGTCCCCTGCTGAAAGCAGGGTACGACTTAGGATGAAGCGAAAGTTGTGAAGGGAGGAATCCCCATTTCTTACCGATTCGAGAATGGACGAAAGCATCCGTCCATTCACGGGAGCCTCTTACCGCGCTTGCGATATGAAGCATCCCTTTAAAATCGGTCTGAAAACCACCTCTCCTCAAATGGCGTACCTCGCGCCATTTACCACCGCCGCTCAGAAAGGCAGTCGAATTAACCTCGGCTACTACTTCGCTACGAATCGTCTTTTTATCGTTAAGCTTCCAACCGGAAGGGTACGATTCAGCCGAAACGTAAGCATCTGAGCTCACCAAGCAGTCGTCCCCGTTTACTAGATAAGAGGCTTTATGGCCCCTCATCGCCCAACGGGCTGCAAGGTAAGACTGCAGACAGAGCAGCGGAAAGGAGAGGTAAGCTCCCATCATCTGTCCGTGGGTCACTTCGCCCTCGATCACACCGTTCACCGTTACTAACGGCCTGAGAGATAAGTGAGCAAGCTCACGAATCCCACCAGGAACGCGTTCACACTTACTAAGAAGTGACGCGAGGATGGCCTCTGTGGACTCGAGGGACAAGTTATCAGTAGCACTGACTAAGTCAATACTGGTCTGATACTTGTACCTACAGACAGATGAAATCTTCTCCGACGTCGGTGGTCCGACAAGGCACCAAGATTGCTTGGAAAGATGCTTATAAAGCATCTTGTGCAAAGGAGCAAGGTAGTCAATGGCCTTATCATAAATGATAAGAGGCCTGACTTTCCCTGCACTAAGCACTTCCTTGTACCGCGCTTGGAACGGTATCCCTGTGACAAAGGGACCGCTCAAGCATTGGCCGACGTAGGACTTCCATTCGCCCATCCAAGCATGATCGGCTCTCTGTTCAGAGAATCTAGCTGTGGCATTGGGGACATGAGAATACACAAATTTCTCATAGTCACGGTCCCAACCGAATGGAAACATCCTGCGTACCTCTCTGCGTATAAACGAGAGGTACTCCGGAGAAGA